AGAATAGGTAATCTTTAATACCATCTACAGCACCAGTAAATCCGTCATTGGTAAACACATTACCTAATTGGTCATATATCTGATATGCTTCACCTGCACGTTTCTTAGCACCCTCATCTGCATCATGGATAAAGCGAACCTCACCTGCAACAGATACAGTGTTGGTGTTCATCCAACGCATGTTGTCAATAAAGTCTTCTACGACTTCATCGTCAGACTTACCTGCAGCAACCTCATAGTCTACACCATGACGGTCAATCATGTGAGCACGGATCATCTTAGCACGTTGTCCTGTCTTAAGGTCATCCTTTTTTAAGGTGTCCTCAGGGTCAAACATATATTCGTCTTCAGGCTCTACACCCTTGTTACGTAGTGCGTTTAACTCTGCTAAGCTGCTGATCTTGTTAGTAGCAGGTTTAGGTGCAGTGCTAAATACATTCTGCGTCTGTGTCATTACAGGGGTGGTAGTAGGCGAAGGGGTAGTGATACCCCTAAGCTTGTTTAACTCTTCTAGCGACGAAATCTTGTTAACCATTTCTTAGTCCTTTGCTTAACCTAGTGCCGCTTTAAGTACGTATGTGATTGGGCCTTTGTCCATAGGAGCAGAAGGCAGGGAAAGATTAGCACTGTTGTTAGCATACCAATCAGCTAAGCCTTGTGCAATATCTTCCTCTGTATCCTCACTGGTAAAGCCTTCATCACGTAGGAACTTTAGGATGTCTCTACCGTGCTCTTTAATAAGCTCTTCAGCCGCTACATCTACTGCAGCACTTTCTGGTTTAGCCTCAGCCTCTGGTTCTTTCATTAAACCTTGAGGACGTGCCTTAGGGCGTACAGAACCATCTACAGTATTGGCTTCTTCTGTTTCGGCACCTTCAATAGCTACACCTGGATCAGCACCTTCTGTACCGAATGACTTCTTAGTCTTACGTTCAGAGAAAGTCTTCTTAGGCAAATCTTCATCAAACTCTATTTCAGATATAACAGAACCGCCGTACTGTGCTAGGGCTTCATCAGGGATGTAGAACAAGGAACTACCCTTAATTTTGTACGGACGGTTTAGATTCATACCTGGTACCATAATCTTGTACCACGCCTCTGGATCAGCCTCACGCTTCAACAAGATAGCAGCTTCACGTCTGTCACGCTCTTCGCCATCAGGTAGGTGCTGTAGTAGCTTACCAAGAGGGCTATACCTTAGACCCGCAGCCTTTAGTTGCTGCTTAGATAGAGTTTTACGTTCTTCACTTGTAACCATAGCAGGGTCTAGTTTAGGCATTTCATCAGGAGACATAGCAGATAGGTCTCTGTTAATGTTTTCTAGGCTCAACTCACGTCCTGCAGAAATAGGTTTAATGTTAGTGATTTCAGACCAGACAGAATCTAGAGCCTCACCTTCTACGGTAAACTCTTTACCATCCATAGTAATCATAGCAGCGACAGGTTGCCCCGCATCATTAGCCTCTACTTTAATAGACCCTCCAATAAGGGATGGATGTGTGTAGGTAGCCGTTTTAGCAGTATTATCTACTTCAACTTCGCCACCCGCAGCTTCTACATCTGCAGCCGCAGTAGATAGGTCTTTCGTGACAGGCTCCTCTCCCGTGTTAACACCTACAGGTGCTACTGAGGGATTGGTAATATCCATAGAAGAAACAAAATCTTCACCTAAGTAAGCAGCTAGAGTGCCGCCCATTTGATCGAAGTAGTTACCGCCTGTAAAGCTGGCAGCACGTTTCTGAACAAAATCAGCTAAGAAGCTACGTTGTGCAGTAACCATATCCGCTCTAGCCTGTTGAAGCTCTGCGTTACGTATTAGTTTATCTTCCTTTGTAATTACAGGGTCTAGACTGTTAATACGTGCCAACTCATTTGCTGCGTCTACGTATGCTTTAGTACCTTTTGCACGTTCCATCATTAGCTCTAAGGTAGTTACTTCTGCAGCCAAGTCATCAGCGTCAAACACTTTAGGCTGTACATAGTTCACGTAAGTACCGCTAGTAAGGCTTTGGTACTCTGCCTGTGCTGCTGCTTCATTGACGTCCATTACAGAGTAGCCATCAACAAAAGACTCTTTGTCTAGTTCAGCACGAACAGCCGCTTTACCGTCTTTACCTGTAGCTCTTTGCCACCAAGAACGATCAGGCGCTGCAGTAGAACCCAGTGATGCCGCAGGTAACCCATAAGTCTGACGAATACGAGACTGTAGATCGCCTTCAGGCACCTTGTAACCCTCTGGTAGAGAAGCAATAGTTTGAGCAGCTTCAGCATTCCAGCGCTTGCCTTGCTTGGCTTTGCCTTCAGTTAGTTGTGTAACTAGTGTCTGCAACCCACCAGGACCAGAGTCCAACGCAGCACTAATCATTTCAGGTGTAGCTAATAGACCTTCAGCTTGCTTAGCCAAAGTAAGTGCCTGACCTACAATCTGGCCACGTCTAGAGATAATACCTTTGTTCTTCTCAGCAAGCTCACGTTGACGGTCTTCATAATCTTCATTCTTTTCTTTACGTTCATTAATTTTCTTAGCTGAACCTTCTAGGAAGGCCGTAGCAAATGCAGTAAAATCAACCATTATTCTGTACCTCGTGACATGAGACCCATTGGCTCAGCTTCTGTTTCTTCTTTAGGCTCTGGCATTTCCATAGCAGGTTCTGCAGCCTCTTGCATTTCTTCTAGTACACCAGACGATGTACCATCATCACTCTCAATGGCATTCTTAATAAGAAGCTGTATCCGTTTATTCTCACGGTCTGTCGATTCTTTTGCTAAGTCACGATTTGTTTCTTTAGGGTTAACACCCATGTCATTCATAAGAAGCTTAATATATGTGCCTACAGTTTCAGCTACTATCATACCTGCCTCTACCGTGTGCAGACCTTGCTGTGTGCCAATCAGAAGCATCGCCTCTGTAGTAGAGCGTAAGTCACCACCCAATTCAAACACAAGAGCTAAGTCCTGTAGCAACTCATCATCGCTAAGCTTCTTAACATAATGCTCTAATATTTTATCAGGCTCAACCATCTCAGGTGGCCGCTCCCAGGGAGAGTTACGTGGAATGTCAGTCAATGACTGGCCTGGAATGGGTTGTGAGAATTGATCTGGCATAATATTACCTTACTTTGTGAATCCAGCGCCAAAGTAGAGACCTACAATAGCTGAGACAATATGTGTATCTAGGGGTGTAATAACAAAGCCATAGGCGGCTTTCCATCTAATTGCTTCTTGTGTACCAAATAACCAGTTCCACAATCCGCCATGCATTTCTGTGTAGCCTACTACTACGCTTACTTCAGGATACCATACAGCAACAAGCTTTGGCAATACGATAATAGAGAACACAGCAGACAGAGCAATAATACGGCGTGTCCAAGCAAAGTGTACGTCTGTCTTGCCGTGCTCACGTGCTTGGCTTACAGCACCAACTAGTGCTTTCTGATGTTCAGCCTTGTTCTTATTAGATTGACCCCAGATGGACATTACGCCACCCAGGATCGTTGAGAACAACATTGTGATAAGTTCTAGAGGAAGTCCGAACATTAGTTAGCTTCTTCTTCTTCCAGGGCAGCAGCCACCGCTTCCATTCGAGGAATGATACCCGCCCGACCTCTTTCTCTAGCAGTCATATATTCTTTGTTGTTTAAGAACTCTTTTGATGCTTCCTTAAACTTACCTTTGTTTATGAGTTTAATTGTAGCCGGGCTACCTGACATACCTCCTCTAAACCAACTCTGAGAAATCTCTACTTTAAGTTCGTCAGATAAACTGTCAAATGCAGGGATAGCCTTACGAATAGCTGGTAGCCTTTCGTTTATATCTTTTTTAAGAAGGGTTAAGGCTTCTTCTTTAGTTAACTCCTGGCCTTCTTTAACATCTGAACCGTAGTGTCCATAACCTATGGTTAAAAACTCCTCGCCTTTTGTAGCTCGGTATGGCTTTGCTCTAAACTTTTCTTCAGAAATCAAACGATTAGTTAGAATGTTTTCAAAATCACTTGAAGTCTCAGATTCACCTATAGCCTCAGAAACAGCCTCGTCAATAGACGTATCAACAACAGGAACCTCTTCAATGTCTGGACTCATAAGACCTGTAGGCGCTGGGCGTCCTAACGATTCAGTAATACCAGAAACGGAACGAATAGCAGCCTGCTCCTGTGCGTCCTGCCTAGCTATCGTATCCATTTCAGGGCTAAGTTCTGTAGTAGTTACAGAGGGAGCCTCAAGAGCCTTCATCCACTCATTCTGCGCTGCATCACGGCCAAACAAAGGGTTAATCTCTTGTGTTTTGTTATAATTATCACGTATATCTTGCGTACTGTTGTAGAAACCCTGTACTGTATCAGCAAGACGCTTCTTTAACTTTTCTGTAATAGGCATAGGAGCTTCTACAGGAGCTTCAGGCTTTTTCATTACACCCTCTTTAGATGCAACAGATGTATCAGCAGCCTCTTGTTCTTCTAAGAACGCTGCAACATCAAATGAGAAGTTATATGGATCAGCCATAGTTTGTGTATCCTGTGGATTATGTTGTTTATTACACGAGAGAAGCAGCAAAGCTACCAATAGCACCCCATAGGGACGCCGTCTTACCTGCCGCTGCAGCCGCTTTAGCATCTTCAGAAACAATTTTAGCGATAGCAAGTTGAGTAGCACGATCCGCATTGTTGTTCTCCGTCTGCCATGAGAAGCTCATCAGGTCACGAGATTCTTGAAGCAAACCGTTAAAGGCTAGTGATGTCATCTCAGATGCAGCCATAGCTTCATCACGGTTAGCTATATTTTGTGCTGCTGTGTCTGCAGTAGAAACTGACTGTGCCCATGCTGCGTTTGCTTGCTCTACTACAAGAGAGTTAGAAGCATTAAACTGATCACGCATATTAACAATGCTTTGATTGAATTGATCCATAGCATTAGATTCACCTGCATTGAAGCGATCACGTGCAGCCATTTGCTCTGTATTAAACATGGATACAGTAGATGAAAGGTTCTGGAAGAACTGATCTGTCTGCATCTCAGAGGAGGCGTTGAACTGTGCAGCAGCATTAGATGCAGCTTGGTCAGAGAACATAGCGTTAGTTAGTTGCTGTGCTTTGAATAGTGTAGCTTGCTGTGTATTGCTAAGGCTAGACATATCCATATCTAGGAAAGATTTAGCATTCTGTACTTGTGTCTGCTGTCTATTGTTTAAGTTAGACAGATCTGTTTGAGACATAGCTGCAGCATCCGCCAATACTTTAGCGTTAGCTGAGCTTAGGTTGGCTATATCTACAGACTGTGCCATACGAGCATTCTCTAGTGCTACGTTCTGCTCAGCAGTAAAGTTCATGTTAGCAACGTCTGAAATCTTAGCAGCATTAGCAACACGAGATTGGAAGTCTTGGTTAAACTCTAGGCCAAGGAACTCAGCACGTTTCTCTGCAGCAAACATAGCAGTCTGCTGTCTGTTAGACAGGTTCTGTGACTCAAACTGAGCGAATGTCTGTGAATCTACCTGTGCAATAGGTAATGCACTCTCCATAGCAGCCTGTATTACTGCTTGCCCTGCCATAGAGGAAGAACTTAGGCCACGTGAAGCCATCATAGCTGCAGCCTGGCGCATAGCACCCGCAGCCCATGCAGGAGGTTCAGCACCCTCAAAGTCTTCCATCAAACCAGTTAGCTGCCCTTGTACAGTAGCATCAGTAGATGGTGCACCTGTTACAGCCTCAAAGTTAGTCTCTTTCTTAACACGATCTAGATCAACAGTAGAGCCCTCAACAAGCTCACCCTCTTCTATTTTACGTGCATCAGGGGCTACAACAGTCTGCGCCTCTTGTATTTGTACAGCATCTAGGCCTAGCTGAGCTAGTTGATCTGGTGACATACTAGCAGCATCAGCCAAAGCTTCATCGCTAGGCTTACCTGTAGCAGCTACAACCTTATCTACAACACCCTGAACACCCTCTTGTGCAAGTGTAGGTTCTACCTTTACTGCTGGTGTCTTCTCTGGGCCAGCTACATTCTGTACAGGTGCTGCAGTCGTTACTGTACCTGTAGGTGTATCCCCTGTTAGCTGACCTGTAGTAGGGTCAATCTTCTGTTCATCTGTGACTTCGATCTTCTCTACGTCAGACTTAGTAACCATGCTTGTTGGGTCTTTGAGAGCACCAACTACAGCTTCTGTATTAGTAGGCATGTTTATTGTTTTGTACTGACGCTGGGCACTAGCTAGGCCTTCACCCGCTAAAGTAGCCGCAGCCTCTGCATCAGAAACCGCAGTAACAAGAGCTTCATCAGAAGGATTAGCCGCCTGTGCATTCTTAGCATCCTGTAAAGCTTTTTGTTTATCAGCAGCAGCTTGTTTGGCAGCATCTAGATCGCTAGGCTCTACATCCCCACCATCAGCATAACCGCCCTTAACTAAGCCACCATAAGCCATACCGATACGCTTCTGTGCAGCCTCTGTCATCTTACCGACACGTGCAGCAGCGCCAGGTGTAGCAGCCAAGAACTTAGCTTGTTCATCAGCCTGCATACCAGCCATCTCAGGTATAATTTTACCCATCTGTTCAGGTGTAAAACCACCAAATCTCTTAGCCATAATATTAGTCCTTACTTATTGCCTAGCTGCATCCAGATGGCTGTAGCGATGAAGCCGAATACGGCAACTGTTGTTATCTTTACAAATGTATTCCAGATACTTAGGCGTGTACCGTGCCAGACAGCTAACATACCTCGTATCTCTCTAATGTCAGCCGCTGCAGTTTCGTCAGTTAAGCCTAGCTCACTAAGAACAGCACTTGCACCACGCTTAGCAGCACGGTCAAGCATAGCTTCTAGCTCTTCTGGTGTCAACGTTATCTGGGGCATTATGTGCTTCCGTATATTGTGCCGTTATTAGTCAAGGATACGGCTGTACCTGAGATAGCTGCTCCACCAGCGCCGCCAGCACCTTGTCGGAAACCTCCGCCACCACCAGAAGCACCCCAGCCGCCGCCACCGATATAAATACCGGCTGCACCAGCAGAACCACCACCAGAAGATCCGCCTACACCTGGTAGAATACGACCACCGCCGCCGCCGCTAGTGTGACCGTTGTATGGGCTAGCACCGCCGCCGCCTGCTCCACCACCTGTACCCCCACCATTTCCACCACCATTACCACCAACAGCGCCGACAGCGCCGTTAGAACCTCCAACAGGTTGTGATGCAGAAAGACCTCCGCCACCTGTACCTCCGCCAGCACCACCACCGCCACCTGCGTAGTTATTGTCGTCAGTTTGGCGACCAGAGCCACCACCACCACCGCCGCCGCCTGCAATGTAAGCGCCAGAATTGTTTGTGATAGATACACTTGTAGAGGCTACAGTAAGAGCAGGACCACCTGCACCGCCAGACTCACCTATGTCCTGCGACAACCTTCCGTTGCCACCCTTTCCACCTTTACCTATGATTTTACCGTAGTTTAGTAGAGTAAGACCCCCAGGGAAAGACCCTGAGATAATAACCCCACCAAGGCTTGTACTGTCTGACCAAAGCCAAACACCAGAGTTAACAGTTGTTATTAGAGGAGCAGAACCATCCCAGCCAGCAGCGACAGCTAGTGTACGGATATTTGCGTTCTGAGTATTTGAAGTAATGCTAAAAGAGAACTGGTTAACAGACCCATAAAAGTCTCCCAGGTCAATAGTACCGCTAGTAGGTACAGACGTATTGTTAGATGTCACGTAAGAACCATTACGGTAGTACTCGGAGAGACTGATGGGGTTACTACCTCCAAACTCACTCTGTACGTTAGCTAAAGAAATAGCCCCTGAGGATTGAATAGCCATTATAGAGAGCCATAAGCTGATACGTTACCAGCCGCAGTAAGATTACCAGATGTATCTAACTTCATCTTTCTGACACCGCCATAAGAGATGATAAGTTCGTTAGACGATCCTACTTCAAACTTCCAAGCAGCAGCCCCTGCTTGCATAATTAGGTCTTCGCCTACGTAAACATGATCTGCTGCACGAAGATCATTACCTGACCTAATGTCGCCAACAGCATATATCTCATTGTCTGAAGGTGTTGAATTGACATCGCCTACGTAAAGACCTTTGTTAACTAGAAGACCGTTATTGTTTAAGCGCATCTCTTCTGTAGTAGTACCTGCCTTAAACTTTAGTGTGTTTGAAGTACCTACATTAATAGAGCCTCGTGTAAGACCTCCTTTTTTAAGGTAGATCTCATTACCTAAAGCATCTAATACAATATCATCAGCAGCCTCTAATATAATGTCATCACCAGCCTCTAATGTAACATCACCACCAGCATCTAATGCCATGTTACCTGAATCTGAAATAGTACTACTATTAATGGTAATATCATCTACAGTAAGAGTAGTAAGTGTACCAAGAGATGTGATGTTGGGTTGTGATGCTGTTGACACTGTGCCAGATAAGTTACCCTCAAACGTACCTGCTTTAATACGTTCACCAAATACAGACCACTCGTCTTCTGATTCATCCCACAAGAAAGATTTGTTAGTGGCAGTACCACGCTCAACAGTGATACCAGCGTCTTGAGTAGGGCTACCTGTTTCATCTGCGTTAAGAGTAAGGGTAGCGTCACCAATGTTTACATCGTTAGAGTTAACAGAAGTAGTCGTTCCGTTTACAGTCAGGTTGCCATTCACGACAGCGTTGTTAAAGGTTACGTTAGAAGATGTACCAACAGCTTGGCCAATAGAGAATTGACCATTTGAGTAGGATACACCTGTACCTGCACTAAAGTGAGCACGTGTCTCTGTAGCACTTGGACCTGTATATGTAATAGTACCTGCTGAGTAAGTAACACTGCCGTCACCACCTGCATCAGTCACAGAAATAGCAGTCTTAGCATCTGTCTGAGCACGTGCTGTAGTGTAATAGAGGTTAGAACCTTCTGACAAATCACCTGTGTCATGGTTAGCTATAGAAGAGACAGTGCCAGAAATCAGCCCTGTAACAGAAAGAGTACCGCCGATTACTGCATTGCCTGAGTTAAGTGTCAAGTCAGCCGTAGGGATAGTCATGTTACCTGTAACAGACATAGTACCACCTACAGTAGCATTTGTAGTTACATCTAGATCACCTTGAATTACAGCATCAGTACCTGTAAGTGTAACTGCCTCTGTTGTACCTGAGAAGATAGACAGTTCGTTAGAAACACCCTTGAAGCTACCGTAAGTAACACCGCCGTCTTTAAGTACGACATCACCGCCGTCAGCATCTAGAGTAATATCACCTGCTACATCAAAAGTTAGACCACCTGAAGTGACGTCATATTCGTTGTTAGAAATGTTTGTGTAGCCGTTGTTACCGACAGTCAAAGCATCAGTCGTTACTGTTCCGTCAAACCAAGCATCTTTAAATTGAGCAGCTTGTGAACCAAGATCAATGGTGTTGTTGGCCTTAGGAAGTACAGTCGTTGTACCTACAATAAGGTCTTGACCTGGACCGACCTTCGAGATAGCCGCACCCTGACCTGAAGTACCATCATGTGTGTGGCCTGAAGTCGAGTTAAAAGCATCCTCAACGGCATTAAACTCGCTGTCGAGATCATCCGCATCAATTACGTTACCGTTAGCGATGTTGTTTGCCGTATCTTGGCGAGTGTAACCTACCATCAGAGGTATTCCTTATTATTGCCTGTCATTCTGAGTAAACTCTAGCAGAACAGTATCTAGTGTGAATGAAGGGTTTGTTGAGTTATCTTCAATACGGATTGAAATAGTTTTACCTGAGCCGATAATCTGGTTCTGATAAACCTTGTCTAGCTCACCGCCATACGTAGTAACATTATAAGTAGCACTAACAGAACCATAAAAAGAAACAGCTAGACCAGAACTAGAAATACTAGTAGAAGCAGGTTGGATTAAGTTTTGGTTGTTAGCCCTTGTAAAGTCGTACTTAGTTGACAAATCTAAAGAGAATGAACCCTTAGGATCAATGTACGAAGTTAACTTATAAAATGTCTTACGTATCTGCGGGTCAGAGATTGGCATGTACGGTGATTCATAAATAGCCTCAATGGATGTACCATCAAAACTAGAACCTTGTTCCATCTGGTAAAGATAACCGTCTTCGTTAGCGAACACAATAGTTTCTGCAGATGATGTATACTTAGAGTCGGCTACGTAAGCCTTAATTCCTGAAGTCTCACCCCAAGCCATATTAGCAGCGCCTTGGTTAGAGAACTTAGTTACAAGTAACCCACGTGCAACTTTAGATTGTTCCGATTCAGAATAAGCAAAGATACGATACTGAGCTTTCTCACGTACAACAATAGAGCAGAAGTTCGAAGTACTCTGAGCAAACTTGTAAACGTCATCAGCAATAGGGTCTGAAGCAACCTCAAGTGCAAAGTCACCAATACGGTCAGTCGCACCTAGAAGACGAATACCGTCAGGAGACATGTACATGACGTCACCACCAACTTCTTGGATGGTATCTGGATCAAGACAGCCGATACTCTCGGTAATAGGGTTAAGCTGGAAGTCAGCTAGAGTTGTACCCGTAAGACGTTGAATATTATTACGGCTAAAGATAATTAGTTGATCACGGAAAGAGATAAGACCTGTAATACTGTGACTAACATTTATAACTCCACCACCGTTTGCTGCAGTAAAGTCTGTAGAACTAGAGGGTGCAGAGAAGTATAGGTTAGAACCCTTAGAGAAAAACACAGTGTTCTTAAAGATAGCTACCTGTTCAGCACCCTGTAGGTCTGCATTAGATGAAATGTCTGATGTTGTGTTAGATGTGTCGTTATACAAGACAGGGTAGTTAGTTCCGTCTACGAATATTACAAAGTGACCTACACCAAAGTTATACTCAGTGGTACGAATCTTACCACCTGCTAAGGATGTTGTACCTAAAGAAGTCCAACCACTACCCGTAGACAGGTGGTACTCAGTAACAGATCCGTTACTTCTAGCTGCAATATACTCACTAGGGTTGACTACTTTAACACCTAGAACACGACCTGAACCAGGTATCTCGGTATCATCTGCTTTTATGTAACCCTGCAACTTAGTGTAACCACCAGAACGTGCAGGCTCGAAGTTCTGCAAGATAGTGGCAGAACCAACAGCATTAGAACCCTGCTGAAGAGGGCTGAGATTAGAGATGAGACCACCTTTAAACTCAATAGGGAATGTCTGCCAATTCGTAGCCATCAGTAATGTACTCGTGTATCTCGGATGTACTCGGTGCGGTTAATATTAACAGAACGCATATTCTTAATACCAACCTTAAACTTAGCCTCTGAAAGATTGGCTGCTTGCATGTCACCACGGAAGACGTAGGCGTAATACATAGCACCGTCTACAATAGTGTGTCTGTACTGTTCAGGTATTTCAGGGACATCTGAAAAGAGCGCCATATCTACACCCGTAGCGTAGTACTCGTAGATTACTTCGTAAGATTCTTTAGGTGCTGGAACAAAGAGAATCTCACGACTAGGTGCACGAATAACGTACTTAGGAACACCTCTTGTCTCTTCCCCAGAGTTATACTCAGCATCTACATGTTTGTCAAGATATTCTTCATAATTCAATACAGTAAGCTTAGTTGTTCCTATGCCCAGCGCTGCATCCCGTTTAATGCGGAAGCTATTCATATTCACAGTCTTACTGTTGTAAGGCATACTGTAACGAACTTCACCAGGGGTTAGAATCTCTTCTTCCTCTGCATGGTTCCAAGGCCACTCAAACTCTTCTTGGTGAATGTGGCGCATAGATGCGTTAACTGCATCCTTGGTAAGGTTGTAGTAACCCTGTGCTCCAGCAAAGTTTGTTGTTGTTAGTTCTACTTCGTTAAGGCGTCGGTTAACGTCATTAACCAGACCAATAAAATTGTATGCCATTCTTACTTCTCCTTAACACGTACAAATACAGAACGCTCATACTGTAAGCCTTCTACGGAAGTAACTTTACACGTGACGGTATAACGTACGTTGTTAGTCCCTAAGGATAAGCGAATAGTAGCCACGTTCAGTGTGTTTGTCTTTTGGATCATCTGCAGTCCATTGACGACATCCGCAGCGTCTACTTCAGTCTTAACGCCATTTGCATCATTAATAAACCAAGTTACACCAGAGATGTTATCATCTCCTAAGAAACGGGACCAGTCTACACTGTAGTCTAATACCTCATCTTTATCTTTATCAGGCCATTTGTATGACATTAGTATGTTCCTTATGCTGCTATTCGGACAACTCTATCCGTGTTAGGAGCCTCAATGTGTACGGTTCTTTGTGCATGGTCTGCGGGGACGAGGACAGTAAATCTCTGCGAAGTAGCCTCTACGTAGACTACCCTGTTCCTGCTGTAACTGTCTTCAAGGGATGCGTAGTCAAACTGAGATGTAACTACAGAAGGTCGTTGCGTATAGATGTTCAACGGTACAGAGCTAATAACGAATACGTTAGTAGTACTGATGTCTATCACACCTAGATCAAGACTTGCTTCTACGCCTGTAACAGATGTAACAGCTTTAGCAGTAATTTCTGGACTACCAACTACAACAGAAAGAGTAGGGCTTGTAACAGGTATATTTGCTAAGGCTGAGACTGTAGTTGTACCGATATAGCCTTGAGAGTCAACCCCTGAAGGCTGTACATTGGCGTTAGCGGTGACAATAGTTGTACCTAGAGAAGCTGTAGTAGATACAGAGTCACTAACTGTTAGAGCTTTAGCTATCGCTACAGCATTACCTAAAGTAACAGTAGAAGTAACCCCTACAATAGAGGTATTAGCTACAGAAATAGTTACAACTGAGTTAGTGGATGCAGTGGCAGCTACACCCTGAACTTCAAAGCGTGTCTCTGCAGTAGAAGCAAAGGCGTTAAGCGAAAAGGGGGAGCTACCAAAGAACATTAATTAGCATCCACTACTGCTTGAGGTGTAGCATCTACGACAGCTTGTGCGGCTGCACGTTCTGCTACATCAGTTGTAATAAGAGGGTTCTCAATAGTTTCCTCTGTAGGCTCTGCATCAATGTCATCTGAGTACACTGTGCGTGTGATTGTAGCCTCAACAGGATCAATAGCTGTGACTGTAATGACATCGTGCATCACGTCTACCATCTCCCCTGCATCTTCATCCCAGACTTGTTCACCTGTAGCTTGGCTTTCGACTACCTCTGCACGGCCCACTGACACGATATATTGTGCTAGTCGGGCTGTAGCTACACGATAGTCTGCAAGCTGTTTGTTGAACAGGTAAGTAGCTGCTTCTGTGGCCATTGGTTCTGGAACAGTGTCGCCCCAGAATGACCCATCTGCCGCTGTTGCTGCTACAATACCTGCGTAGTGACGGTTAGCTGTGTCGAGGGGGACTGACATTTCAGTTCCGTCGATGGTGGCTTGGATGGAGATGTTGGTGCCTGAAAATGTGTCAGCTTGGTACTGCGCTGCTGTGATGTTCATATTATCCATAGTTATAGCTCCGCATCTGCTGTTACTAGGGTATCACGGTAAACCTCGCCAGTTTTAGTAGATATACCTTGAACGCCAAACCCCCCTAAAGAAAAGTTCCTAAAAGACCCAAACGAAACACCGTTTGATGAACCGCCAGAAATAACTTGATGTGTGAGGACGGGTGTGGCTCTTTTTGTTGTTTTATATGTGCCTGTAGAATTAGCTACATATTGGTTTGCTGCACTGGCATGACCTTGCTGCCAAACATATACCTCTTCATAGTACCGCTGGCACAACGCCAGTTCTTCACCATAGGATCGGTGTTCAAAAGGCGTGGCGACTTTGCCTAGTTCTAGTTGAGCGTGAGTGAACTTAAAACCGCAAGGGTTTGCACTAGGTACGTTGATCCCTACAGACAATGCATCTGCATTATACGTGTCGCTGGCTTTTGTAGTTATCGCATTCCAGCCATTTACTAAAGTAGCAGACACATTGTTACCCGCCCCGTTAATTCGAATAGTTGGATATTCCCCATTTACATGTTCATACCAAAGACTAAAAGTAATGTGCTTTCCTCTAGCTGCAACGCCCTCAATATACTGTGCAATAAATGCAGCGCCAACGGTGTTACCCGTAGTAAGATCAAAGTAAGCAGCATCATGCGACACGCCGTCTATTTGTGTTGTAGACTTAGTAAAGCTACCTACCCCTGTGTTACCTCTTGTGTAGAACTTCCACCTGTCAGCGGCGAACTTCCAAGCTGATGAAGCATAACCTGTTACTCCCGAAGTTCCCCTCTGCCATACAGAAAAATCACCATTGATAATCAGGTTCCTACGACCAGCGCCAATCAGGTTAAACTGTTCCTGTGGTGTCTCAGCACGAAGCATAGCCTCGCCAGCTACACCCGTAGGCTTGCGGAGGTCAGCCAACTCCTCCCGTACATTTATGGCTGGTTTTGATACTTTAACTGTCATGGATTAATCCTCTGCCACTAGGCCGTTGCTGGCACTGATTGCTGCACCGACTGCATTGGTAGTGTTCTCTACTCTGCGTAGTCCTTGGAAGACTGAACGTCCTGCGCTTGTACCTGCATGAAGCAACTCTGTGGCATCGTCATAGGCCAAAGCTGTTACTGCGTCTGAGGAGCCGTGTAGAGTAGCCTGTGCGCCCTCTTGGAATAGCACCTTCTCGTCCTCGTAGATTTTAGCAATCTGTTCTGCTGTGGGTGCTGTGGCTGATACTCGTAGGAGGGCTAGGGAGCCTTTCCACGGGCCACTAAGCGCCTCCCTATTACCTACAAATAAACTAGTACCATCTTCAGTGAAGTTTATTGTATTGTTTGTAATGGAAGTTACCAAGCCAGAGTAAGAATACTCACCGTTCACATACATTTCCAGCGTACCGTTGCGCCGTATTCCAACCACATGGTTGTACACATTTGCAACGGCAGGCTTGCTATCAATAGCGTAGTCAGTGGCGTTCCTGCAACTAAGTCTAAATACACCCGATGACAGTAGTAGAAAACTTAAAGAACTTGCCGTACTGCCACCATCTAATTGGCATATAAATTGTGTAGTAGCTACGTCTGAAGTTTTTGCCCACCCCATAAAACAGAAATCACCAGTACCAAAAGCCATGACGGCATTAGGTGGCTGCTTCAAGTAGTTAGTGCTAGTAAACGGACCATACGCCACCAAATCAGCACCAGTAGCCACAGGGTTTTTGGTCACAGTGCCGAACACTTGTAGACCATTGCCGTTCACGCTGCGGTCTTCTTCGGCTTCACGAATGGAAACATTATCAATAGTGATAGTTCCGCTAGAAGTATTATATATGTTTACTTGGAAATACTCGCTAGTTGAACCTGCAACCCCTGTTAAGGTGTATGTACCAGTGGTGTTAGTTACTGCGGTAACTACGCTGCCACCAGAGAAAAATCCATAGAAATATGCACCGCCTGTTGCGCCAACAAAATCCACCGTAATTGTGTACGTTTTACCGACCTCTGTTGTAATATTCTGGAATATCTTTGCACTTGTTCCGTTACGGGTTAATACCGCTTGTCCTGATACAACTGTTGCCGTTGCCCCTGTTCCGCCTACAGTCCAACCTGTAAGATCACTATCAAACGTACCATTCGTCACCAACTCACTGCCAGTAACGTCAGTATCATCGGTGTCGGACAAGGTGGCTAGTTTGATGTCGCCGTTCATCCAGCCTGTGTTGTAGTCGGAGGTGATAAGGGAAACCATTCCTCTAGACGGCTGTTCAGTGTTTGGGTCAATAATGCCAACACCCGAAGTACTGGCAATTTTCCTGCCAACAATCCCACGACCTTGGGCCGTACCGCCGAAGGTAGAAGATTTAAATAAAGACAAATCAACCCCCGTTCCAGCAGACCGAATATCATAACTTTCCAATGCGGTGTTGTCATCATAACCCAAGCCTTCTGATACGTCAGCGTTGGGGATAGCATAAACTTTAAGGAACCTTTGATTTGCTGATGTGTCATCCGTTGTAAATGAAATCTTTTGCTCATCTGTAAATGAAACATAAGAACATAAACCAAAACTACTGAATGTAATATCAACAACAGTCCCATCATCCTTGATAACACTCACGCCACCATCAGTCGCCACCGCAATAGTCGGCACAGGCAATCCTGTAGCAGCATCAAGAGGGGCGTTGGGTAGCACGGTCATGGCTACGTCGTTGACTGCACGATTTACAATACCTGCGCTAAATATAGGCACAACGGGGCCAGATGTCCCCGCATTTCTTCCTGCAACATTCTGCAACCAATATGCAGAAGCATTAGTTATTCGAATATACGATCTGTCTTGGATAAATTCGGTAATCCCTAGACCGCCAGACGAACCCCCATTGCCTTGCACTAGCATACCATTCATAGCTGTTACTGAGGTATTTGTTGCGGAACTGTAAATGCTTGGGTAATCATTCATGACCATCCACATAGGCAGATCAGGATCATCACCATCATATATTGTCATATCATTAGTAGATGACTCAAGAACAATAACAGCAACCGCAGGGAACTCCTTACGGCTACCACGGGTGCTAGTGTTTAGTGTCTCATTGTACCAGCTAGTGTTCTGTGTGCGCTTACGCCATGCACCGCCATCGCTGTCCTTGCTGGTGTCGTAAACGAATACATCTACAGCAGTGTCAGAGATGTCTTTGGCAATGTTATCAAGTAGATACTGGTTAGATGTAGTGGTGCCACCTACGTCAAGATCACCTGCTGGCACTACAATACTGCTGTCATCGTTTATACGGAAAGCGTGGCTGGCATTAGTCACATCGTAAAACGTAATGTTCCCGTTGTCGTTAATTATAGACCAATCAGAATCATTATTTGTATCCGTGAGGTTAATGCGAGGGTATACACTAGATACAGTAATCGTGCCTACGGTAGCTGTGCCTGTGACATCTACACCTGTGCTGGTGGTGGCGAGTTTTTGGGCGTTGTCGTAACGAAGTGTTGCTGCTCCGTTTACATCAAAAGTGGCATAAAACTCTGAAGCATCAGCGTTAGCTAAAATAATAGCTTGCTGCCCTTGTATGTAAAGAGAGCCAGTGCCACTGTCCACAATACGATTATTAGACCCATCATGGTAAATCTGTAGATCATTACTAGCGCCGAAGATA